CAATGGAACGATCGTAGTTACAAAGTTCGTACAGCAGACGGCGTTGGCATTTGTAAACTAGTTGCCGATACACCAGCCGCAGGTCAAATGACTTTGATTGCAACAGACAGTGGCGGCGCGACTTACTATGTTACTCGTTTAAATGAAAGAACTGCCCGTTTGGTACAAAAAACTGGTAGCAGTCCTGAATTTGCGTCTGGGAAGTATGTTCCTTGGTCGTTTGGTTCAGCAGTCGAAGACTACAGCGTTTCAATAGCAAATAAATAAACATAACACGGCCCAAGCCTCTGCAGACTGATCATCCTGGCAAGCTTGGGTTTTTCTACGGCCATAAGTACCAGCATGATAACCTTTTATGGCGATTGGGTAGCCAATGATCTTTCTGCTGACAATATTTGGAATCATTATTTGTTCCAAAACATCAATGCCCCAGATGCAGAGAATCAACAATTTACAGGGCACCCACAATTAGATTCTGCTATTTTTAAATATTTTCAATCACCCGTCAGACTTGATACTTTTGTAAATTATAAGGCCGGAGAAAGGAATGTAGTTATAATTGGATTACATGGCGGGTGGCATACTAACAAATTGAAATTTATCAAGGATTGGTTTTTTTCTGATCTAAATAGACTACAGGCATGGAATGATACAAACTGTCAAATAGTTTTAGATTACTGTGAAGAAGGATTTACAACTGAAGTATTTCCAGACCTGTGGAGATGGATTGAAAATAACAATTTAGTAGATCGTATTTTATTTGTTAGCAGTAGTTGTAATGTATCAGAACTGTACAATGAATGGTGTATAATAAATTCTATTTCGCATAATATGAAAACAGTTTGGTACGGATTTTTTACAAACTGGGTAACTCGAGATAGAAAAATTAATCAAAGTTCTGATCTGCCAATGGCAAGATGGACTCCTGGCACTAAACGATACATGAGTTTAAATCGTAGGCCTTGGCAACACAGGATACTCTTGACAACCTTATTAGAAAGAAGTAAAATAATTAAAGCTGGTGCAGTGAGTATGCCAAAAGAATTTTCGGAACCTGAAGTAATATGGAAACCCGAAGACTTTGATATACAACACCAATGGATGTTATTAAAAAATAGGTTCAATGGCCTAATAGACAGCCTAGAGCCAAATTTTCAAAGTCTGTATAGCCAATTACCACTTATAGCAGATACAGATGATTTTGGTATAAATTATGCACTAAATCTCAATGAGGAGTTTTATGCAAAGCATCCAATTAATGTAGTCAGTGAAACTTTATTTTTTTCAGCGGCAACGTTCCTCAGTGAGAAAATTTGGAAACCAATGTTGCTTGGACAGATCTTTTTGGTAATAGCAAGTCCGTTTTATCTGCAAAGTTTAAGAAATCTTGGCTTTCGAACATTTAGTCCTTGGATCAATGAAGAATATGATTTAATGTTAGATCCAATTGAAAGATCTTTAGCATTGGTTAAAACATTAAAAGGAATTGTCAATTTGTCTGATTTGGAATTTCAAAAACTACTTGAAAAATGTAGGCCTGCATTAGAACACAACAAGCAAATAATTACCAATCCGGATAAAGTTAATAAATTGATAAGCATTGATGTAGCTGAGTCAATCGAACGGTATTGGACAACATAAGTACATCTTTAAAGAAAGACAACATGAAAGTATCAATGATTGGTTTGGGTAAACTAGGTTTACCCTGTGCCGAAGTAATGGCAGAGCATTATGATGTATGTGGATACGATGTAACCATTGTAGAACCTACAATGACTGTGGCCATTAAGAGTTCTATCCAAGCGGCTGTAGAAGGTAGAGACTTAATATTTGTTGCTGTACCCACACCCCATGATCCAGCATACAGCGGCTCAGCACCCATTGCCGAACTGCCAGCAAAGGACTTTGATTACAGTATTGTTCAACAAGTCCTACGTGATATAAACCCACATGTAAACAAAAATCAATTGGTTGTTCTTATTAGTACAGTATTGCCCGGAACAGTAAGAGAACATTTACAGCCACTAATCACCAACGCACGATTCATTTACAATCCTTACCTAATTGCCATGGGCAGTGTCAAATGGGACATGGTTAATCCAGAGTGTCTAATCATTGGCACAGAGGATGGTACCACAACTGGTGATGCCAAGTTGTTGATTGATTTTTACAAACCACTCATGGCTAACAGTCCACAGATCAATGTAGGCACATGGGACGAAGCAGAAGCAATTAAAATTTTCTACAACACATTTATCAGTGCCAAAATTGGCCTTGTTAACATGATTCAAGACGTAGCAGAAGCCAATGGCAATATCAATGTTGATGTTGTCACTGATGCCCTTAAAGCCGCTACTCAACGCATCACAGGACCACGATACTTGACAGCAGGTATGGGTGATGCTGGTGCTTGCCATCCACGTGATAACATTGCACTACGATACCTTGCGGACAAATTAGACTTGGGGTATGATTTATTTCATGCTATAATGCACAGTAGAGACATGCAGGCCATGAACATGGCACAGCGTCTAATAGAATTACACCACGAGACCAAAATGCCGATTGTTATTCACGGTCGTGCATACAAGCCCTACGTTGAATATACCATTGGTTCATATTCAGAACTTGTAGCACATTTTATAACAGCGGCAGGAATTGAATTTAAATATGCAGATCCATTAACAGGCGATTTACATCAACCTGAAGTGCCAAGTATCTTTCTCATGGCACACAATGCAAGTATTACATACTATGGCACTGGAGTTGAAGTACAACCTGAATCGTTTTACTGCAATATTCCTACAGGAAGTATCATTGTTGATCCGTGGCGTACACTACCTGACATGACAGGCATGACAGTTATACATTACGGAAATCCAAGGAAAAAATGAATATAGTTTTAGTAACAGGTGGGTTTGATCCACTGCACAGCGGACACATAGCCTACTTTCAAGCGGCCAAGGCCCTGGGTGACAAACTCATTGTTGGCCTCAACAGCGACTCGTGGCTAGAACGCAAAAAAGGCCGTGCATTTATGCCTATCACTGAGCGTGTTTGCATTGTTGAAAGTTTAAAGATGGTTGATGGCGTTGTGCTGTTCGACGATAATGATGGCAGTGCCAAAGAGGCCATTCAAAATGTAAAAATGTTATTTCCCAATGACCAAATTATTTTTGCCAATGGAGGGGACCGCACTGCTGTTAACATTCCAGAGATGGGTATTAGCAATGTTATCTTTAAGTTTGAAGTTGGCGGCGAAACTAAACTAAATTCAAGTTCGTGGATCTTAGAAGAATGGAAATCACCTAAGGTTGAACGTCCTTGGGGACACTACCGTGTTCTATATGATAAACAGAGATTTTCTGGTGCTACCAAAGTTAAAGAGCTTACTGTTAATCCGGGACAAGCACTGAGTATGCAAAAACACAAGTACCGAAATGAATATTGGCATGTGGTTAGTGGCATGTGCGATGTGTACGGGGAAATACAGATTAACACTTATGGCATATCACCAGAGGTTTTAACACTTCACAAAAACAAATTTGTAAAAGCTGACCAATGGCATCGTATCAGCAATCCGTATAATGGCCCATGCCAAATTATTGAAATACAATACGGTAGTGAGTGTGTCGAAACGGACATTGAACGGACAGATCATCGCTTGTATTCCAAATTTTAATCTTGTACAATTAGCATTGTAATTTTCAACTAATAGGAGAAACAATGAGCTTTACACCAGAACAAATTGCCAAGCTGACAAAAGTTATTCAAGAAGGCGTACAAGTTAAACGTGAAATTGACGACCTTAATGTGGGCCTAAAAGAAACAGTCGCGGCAATTGCTGAAGAAATGGAAATTAAGGCCGCTGTACTTAACAAAGCCATTACCAAGGCATTCAAGGGCGACTTTGATAAGGACCAAACTGACCTAGAAGCCGTAGAAGAAATTCTAATTGTTACTAAAAACAAAGTCTAATCAATGTACGAAGAATACACTTGGAGCAATGCCAAAGATAATCCAATGTGTGTAGAGATTAAGTACCACGGAAGTGTGGTACTTAGGTTCTTCATAGGTGAAGCAATGGAAGGTGCTGGGCGAGAGCGTGTAATGTCTCATGTAAGAGCCTGTGATCAAAGTCCATGGCTCAAAGAATGGCGAGAGCATGCTGAACAAGATATGTTATCAAAGTTATCTAAATGAAATCTTTATTACTCAGTATCGGTGATTATATAAAAGAGGATTGGCAAGAAAATCCTGTTCGCTGTGTGCTGGAGATCCTTGCTTGGTTTTTAAGCATTGGCTGTGCGTTTACAATGATGCTTACGGTACCAACTCCACCCTTTTTAATTCTCTATCCACTATTCATTTTACAATGTGCTATTTTTGCGTGGGCGGCAAAAACTCGTGGCAGTGTTGGCATGCTTGCAAACTACCTGCTATTGGTTACTATCGATTCAATTGCTTTAATTAAAATGTGGTTATAATATGGAACAACAGGTCAGTGTACATCATTGGCGTCACGAAGATGGTTGGCAACATGTACCAGAGTTCTTACGTAAAAAAAACAAACCAGAACATGAATTTAATGAAAACATAGTAGGTTGGCATTGTTGGGTCTACTGTAATAATCATTACGAATTTGTCGAATGGATGCAACAGCATTGCCCCACTGCAGATTGTACTCCTCGATTCAATTCAGGAAATCCAATGGTCACTGTATACATCAAAGACAAAGATGAGGCAGCATACTTTATGTTGAACTTTGATGTCTAAGTGGTTAAACTACGATTTGTTTATTGGCGATGTAGTTGAAGAAGATGTATACGAATGGCTGTGCGAAAACATTGCACCAGTACTAATGACCACCCAGGCCGAACATGACTACTTTAAAATGTATCACGGCGATCGTGACTTATGGATCATGCACTCGGCTGACGTAAGTGATGTTAGTGGTAGTGCATGGGATACTATAACGCAAATAAGCTTCCAGAAAAAAGAAGATGCCATCATGACCAAGTTACGATTTGGAGGTAATATACAGTAATGCGACTTGAGCCATTTTACATACATAGAACAGACTGGGGTTATACTGTTAGGTTTGATGATGTTTATCCTTTTCGAAATTCATTTAGTACAGAGGAAGAAGAAAAGGCCAGTGTTGATGAAGTATTAGAATGGATCAATGAAAACTCGCAGGCTAGACGCATCGGCTATGATATTTGGCAATTTTCCAGCAAAAGTGATGCAGATCAATTCCTAATGATATACAATCTGAGGTGGCCATGAGCTTAGAAGATGATATAGCACAATCCTTAGCAGAAAAAATGGCTAAGGATATAGACAAAGAACTATTAGATGATATGATGATTTCTGTACTCAAAGATGAAGGTTGGACTGAGACCAAAATCAATCCTGCGTTTCCACCTATCGGAATGATGTCTGGCAGTTATGAACAATGGTATAGTCAAACAGCAGAATGGATTCATTTGAATGCCACTGACGACTACAAACTGTTAAAGGGCCAATGGTTGTTTAAAAACAAAGATGATGCTATAATGTTTATATTAAGGTGGTCATAAAAATGGACGAAATCAAAAAACAAGAAGTGATGGATGCATTACATGAGTCTGGCAGGGAGTTAGCCAAGGCTGCTGACAATTGGCAACAAATGGCCAATTCTTACTATTCCGGTCTTGAACCAGAAGAACAACTATGGGCCTTCTGTGCCATTGTTGAAAAGATATGCAAAGGCGAGCTTGATGATCGTCGTAGCTACCGAGGTATATTATATAATACTTTTGGTTGGGGACCAGAAGCTTATGCAGCCGCTCAACATGCTGGTTACTTGGGCCTACACAACTCTATCTATCGTTTTGATGACTTGGAGGTTGTAATGTCCAATACACTTAAAGAACTTGAAATTGAAGTTGACCCAGAAAAGTTGCGTGATGCCCTGGCTAGACACTTCTACTAAAGAGAAATACATAATACATGTTTGTTGATGCATATCACGATAAGAAAAAAGAAATCATACACGTTGTAGAACGTGTTGATGGCAAGAGGGTACTTAAAGAGTATCCTGCAAAGTATGTCTTGTACTATCCAGACAGTAAAGGCAAGTTCACTAACATTGCCGGGGATAGAGTAAGCCGTGTATTGTTAAGCAATGCCGCTGCCTTTGACAAAGAACGTAGAATACACAGCAACAAGCGACTGTGCGAAAGCGACTACAAGCCGCTTAATCGTTGTTTGGAAGAAACTTATGGTGGCCAGGATGCTCCTAAACTTCATGTAGCATTTTTTGACATTGAGGTATCATACGACAAGGTAAAAGGCTTTGCGCCGCCAGATGATCCTTTTAATTACATCACTGCTATTACCACACACTTGCAGTGGATAGACAGAACTATCACATTGGTTCTCAAACCAGATTCCATGACTGATGAAGTTGCCAAGGACATTGTATCTAAATTTGATGATACAATTCTTTGTGAAACTGAAAAAGAAATGCTCGAGATGTGGCTGGATCTAATTGAAGATGCAGATGTACTAAGTGGATGGAACTCAGAGGGCTTTGATATTCCTTATACTACTAATCGTATTGTGAGAATATTAGGTAAAGATCAGACACGCAGGATTTGTTTGTGGGACCAGTATCCTAAGAAGCGTGAGTTTGAAAAGTATGGCAAGACGCTGGAAACATATGATCCATTAGGCCGTGTTCACCTCGACTATCTTGAACTGTATCGCAAGTACAACTACCACGAGATGCACACATATCGACTTGATGCAATTGGTGAATATGAGTTAGGAGAAAACAAGATTCCGTATGAAGGTACATTGGATCAGTTATACAACAATGACTGGGAAAAGTTTATTGCCTATAACAGGCAAGACGTTATACTGCTTAAGAAACTCGACGACAAACTAAAGTTCATTGAGCTTACCAATCTAATTAGTCATGCTAATACCGTTGGACTACGTGCCACACTAGGTGCAGTAGCAGTTACTGACCAGGCTGTTATCAATGAAGCACATAGGCTGGGTATGGTGGTTCCGGATCGTCCACGCAGGAATGATGGAGAGGACAATGCCGCGGCAGGTGCGTATGTTGCTGTACCTAAACAAGGTATGCACGAATGGATTGGCTCCATGGATATTAACAGTCTATATCCATCGCTGATCCGTGCGTTGAATATGAGTCCAGAAACCATTGTTGGGCAAGTTAGACAAACAAGAACTAACGAAGGCATACGAGAATTCAAAGAAGCAGGCAAGGGCATTGCTGAATTTTGGGAGGGCAAGTTTGCCTGCTTTGAGTACGAGTCTGTGATGAATCGTGAAATTGGTACATCAGAAGTTGTTGACTGGTCAGATGGTACAAGTACAGAAATGAGTAGTGCAGAAGTTTATGACTATGTGTTTCATGGTGGTCAACCATTAATGATCAGCGGCAATGGTACAATCTTCAAGTATGATACAAAAGGTGTTATCCCGGGTCTACTCGAACGCTGGTATGCTGAACGTAAAGAACTACAAACAAAGGCCAAAGAAGCATACGGCACAGACATGTTTGATTTCTGGGACAAGCGGCAATTGGTTAAAAAGATTAACTTGAACTCTGCGTATGGTGCGTTGTTGAACGCAGGTAGTCGATTCTTTGACCAAAGACTAGGACAGTCAACTACACTATGCGGACGTCTTGTTGCTAGACACATGGCAGGAAGTGTAAACGATTGCTTAACAGGTGAGAAGGATCACATGGGCAAGGCCATTATCTATGGTGATACTGACTCTGTTTACTTCAGTGCATATCCTGTCTTTAAAGAACAAATCGAACGCGGTGAAATTGATTGGAGCCGTGATAAAATAATCGAGTTGTATGATGCCATCAGTGAGCAGGTTAATAGCACATTCCCTTCCTTTATGAACTCTGCGTTCAATGCTCCAACTAGTCAAGGTGAGATTATCAAAGCTGGTCGAGAAGTAGTTGCATCCAAAGGTATCTACATGACCAAGAAGCGTTATGCTGTTCTTATCTATGATAAGGAAGGCAAACGCAAAGATAAAGATGGTTCTACTGGTGAGCTCAAGGCCATGGGCCTTGACATGAAGCGAGCCGATACTCCAGAGTTCATGCAAAAGTTTTTGGAAGAAGCACTTACTATGACACTAGAAGGTAAGAGTGAACAAGAGGTTATGGCTCGTGTTAAACAGTTCCGTGAGGAGTTTAAGAGCCGCCCGGGCTGGGAAAAGGGCACACCTAAGCGTGTTAATAATCTAACTAAGCATACAGATGTTTATGTCAAAACAGGTAAATGTGGAGTAGGACACGCAATGGCAGCCATTAACTGGAATCGTATTAAAGAAGCGTTTGGTGATAGACGTAGTATGGACATTACAGATGGTCAAAAGGCCATTGTGTGTAAACTACGAAGCAATCCAATGCAAATTAACAGTATTGCTTATCCAATTGACGAGATGAACCTCCCAGATTGGTTTAAACAACTGCCTTTTGATCATCTGGCAATGGAGGAAACTATCATTGACAGTAAGATTGAAAACTTGCTCGGTGTATTGAATTGGGATTTGAACCAAAGTAAAGACCGGGGATTTATCGATGACTTGTTTGCCTAAAATGGTAAACCTAGTCTTGACTTCATGCCTAAATCTAATTATAATCTAAACATATAGGAGAACCATTACAATGTTAAAAGATATTGTGCTTGATGTAGCAAAAAACATCGCTAGTCTAGGAACCTTTGAAGAGATTCTTGTTGAACAAGAAGCTGATACCACAAAGTTCACAGCTTATCCAGAAGATTCAACACTTACAGTTCTTGCCAATAGCAAGGTCAAAGTTGATACATTGCCAGAAAAATTTGGTATGCTTAACTTGGGATTCCTTGTTGGTCTAAGCAATTTGTATCGCAGTGAAGAAAGTGCCGTTGGTACAGGAAATAACAACAAGAGTGAAATTGATCGTTTGGTTTTCTCAAATAAAGATGGTAATAAAGATGAATATCGTTTAACACCAACTAACTTGATGAAAACTAAGAGTCGCAGTTTTAAAGGCACAACATGGGATGTGGTTGTAAAGCCTGCGGCAAATAAGATTAGTGAACTTAGCCAACGTGCAGGTTTGTATGCTAGCATTGACCCTAATTTGGTTGTTAGCACCGACAATGGCAAGTTAATGTTTACATTTGGTGGTAGTGTAGGTGGTGGCCACAGTGGTAAATTTGTTTTTGCTGATACAACACAAGTACTAAAGCGTCCAGTAACACTTCCTATACAAAGCCTGTTGCTTGCTCTTAAAACAGCCAGCCAGGGTACGCCAGTGTTAAGCATCAGTGAAAAGGTTGCCAAAGTTGAGTTTGACAGTGGCATTATCGCTTACGAATACCTTGTAATTGCACAACAATGACAATTGACTTAACTAAACGAGCAATGGAAGGCAATTATGCCTTCTACTTGCCAGCCATTAGTGGCTTTTATACTAAACAACTTGGTAAAGTTGCCAGTGACCCTACATTTGTCCCTGAAGGTAGGGTGCCAGCCGGATTTGAACATGGTTTAGAAGGTGTAAACTTTCTAAAGCCAAAGGATTCATACTACCACTATGGTGTTGCATTATACTCAGCAGGTCATGCCGATCGCAACTTAACACGGTGTGATGATAAAGAGCCAATGATTCACAAACGTGATCGTAGTAAAACAATCATTGTTGGTGATAGCTCTGGTTTCCAATTAGCAACTGGTGTTATTAAGATGGATTGGGCAAACATTAAAGGTGCAGAAGGCGATAAGTTCCGTGAGGAAATCTTGCGCTACTTAGAACACACCTCAGATTGGTCCATGACACTCGACGTTCCTGCGTTTGCCGCAGTACCTCCTCTAAGTGCCAAGACTGGACTTACTAAGTTTGAAGACACTCTAGATATTTCAGTACACAATCTTCATTACTTTATGAAACATCGTGTACCAGGTGCTACCAAGTTCTTGAATGTTATCTCAGGTAGTACACCAGATAACTCTAAACTATGGTATGACACCATTAAACATTTCAGCAAGAAGTCTAGTGTTGCTGAAATGGGCTATACAGAAGATCGCACACTCGAAGGCTGGGCGTTTGCTGGTATTAATATGAAGCACATGCCTAGTGTATTAAACCGCATGCTTGACTTAATTGAAGATGGCCTAATTGCTGACAAAGATTGGATACACTTCTTAGGTATTGGTCGTTTGAAGTGGGCCTGTTACTTGACTTCTATCAAGCGTCAATTACAAAAGCATTACAATCCTAACATTAACATTAGTTTTGATGCGGCAAGTCCGTTTGTTGCGGCTGGCGGCTATGCATTGAGTTACAATTACAACTACTTTACTCCGCAGAAGCTAACATATTCTATGGGCAAGAGTATTGATGATAAGAGACTCAAAGGTTCTACTATGGCAATGCCACACCAGGGTCCTATTATGGAACGCTTGGTGGCAGGTGACATTTGCTATCTTGGTCCCAATGATGCTAACAAAATTGGTAAGGTAGGAAAGACCAGTTGGGATACCATGTCTTACTTGCTCATCATGGCACATAACGTGTATAATCATATACAAGCAGTACAAGAAACATTAAGATTGGCAGATGTTGAATATGTGCGTAATGAAGGTGTTAGCTATAAAGATGCAACAGGTTTTGGCAAGAAGGCTCCTCAACTAAGCGAGTTTATTCCAAACGACATCATTTACTTTAACAACTTTGTAGAAGTACTATTTGATCCAACTACTAATATAGCAGATGCTCGTCAAATGATAGTTGATAACACAACATTCCTTAACTCTATTAGCTTTGGTGGCATTGAAGCCGCAAAAGCCGCAAAGAGCAAAGACATTTTTGATACTGCCGAGGAAGTTCCTGACGAAGAAGATATGGCAAGTTTGGATGATGAAAAGTTAATGGCTCTAGAACACGAATTGGATGAATAATGTCTATTGATCGCATTGCACCAGATTTTTTTACAGGGGTAGAAGTTGAAAACTCTCCTGCTAAAGGAATGAAAACTCTGTTTGTAGTAGGTGTACATCCTGTTAATACTATTTTAGAAATTGCAATCAAAAAAGAAATTAAGCATATCTATCTCGGTGCTAACATGAGTCTACATGGCATTGCTAACGATGATCACTATACGTGGAGCCAGTGGGATAACATGGTACAAGGCTTGTTGGAAGATGTTTACCTAGATTACATTACTGTGGACTTTACAGCAGACCAAATTGAAGGCTTTTTAGAAAGCTCAATGAGCGAGGATAATCGTGTTATTCCTATGATTTCGGTCAAACTACCATATACCAAATTGCTTAACTACAATACAACGATTAAGATCGACGACAAAGGTTTTAATCAAACAAATCCTGGAGTATGGTGTCATTCTTTACATGATTTATTGGATAGAAAGACATTTACACCTTGGATTGCCTATACTGGCGATAACCCTGTTGACAACTAAATGTTGACATTTTTAAAAAGAGGAAATTTTTATGACTGACAAGAAACCTACCCCATCAAAGATCCTAGATAAGGCTGCCGAAGCTGGCACCTCTACAGATGTACTAAACGAAAGTTTAGTTGAGGCAAATGTAAAACTAGAAAAGCTAATCGAAATTGCCAAGGCAATTGATTGGAAGATGTGGGTTTACTTAAAAGCCAATAACTACATCGATTAATCAACTCTCTATAAAGGAGCAACATGTCTACAGACATGATTTGGGTTACCTTCCGTAAAGAAGGAATTCATTGTTATCCGATCGCAAGTTCGGATCCAAAGTTAGCAACAGGTGATGAGTATGACGTAAGCTTCTTGGGTCATCCTCATCGACATATTTTTCATTTTAAAGTTTGGATTTCAGTATTCCATGACGATAGAGACATAGAATTTATTCAGTTTAAGCGTTGGCTAGAATCATTGTATAATGGTCAAGGCTCTACCCTAAAACTTGATTTCAAGAGCTGTGAGATGATTGCACGTGAACTTAATGGTGTAATTAATCAACAACATCCAGGCCGAGAGGTTTGGATTGAAGTAAGTGAAGATGGCGAGAATGGCTGCTTCATCAAATTCCCAAACAATATCTAATATAAACTTTAAAGGAAAAATTATGGAAAACCAACCAACAATCAAAAACCACGTTAAGTTCAACAACAATCGTGATAACCAGTATCACTATCAGCAACGACGTTCAAATCTTAATATCAACCATATTAAGTTTGACTTACTAAAAATTAGTGAGTTGTATGATAATGTCCTTACTAAGGATCTTGGGCACTTGCCTTTAGATTTTTATAATCAATACCTTAGCGACCTAGTTCGCGGCCGTATGATTTATGGTTACACAATTGATACACCCGAAATGCGTTATCATGAAGCGTCAGGTGATAGTAGTTTTACATATACTATCAACATTCAACCATCAGCTGATCGTGCTAGCAAAGCACTTAAGATACACGTTGGATTGTATAAGAGTGCATGGTGCCGCGAAACTGAACATACAGAGGATGGTTCTTGCTGTATTCCAAGTCGTAGGGTACAATAATGCGTAGGCTCTTTTATATGGGACTTGAGCCCTATGAAGGTCGGTATACCCTCCAACTCCAGCAATGGAATGAAGCGGTATTCAAGCGCCGTGGTATCAATTATGTTATAGTGCCAGGTAACACAATTGACAATACAAAAGCAATCTCTGTAGGACAAGTGTTAGACGCACATGGTCGCAGTTACTTTGGTATGAGTCAAATGATGAACTTGGTACAGATGATGCGACGCGGCGATGTTACCAGCGAGGATGTCGTCTACTTTGAGGACATGTTCCAACCTGGCATTGAAAGCTTACCTTACATCTTAGACCAAGTGCCTGATAACTTGCGTCCACGTATCTATGTTCGTTGTTTAGCACAAGCCATTGACCCAGATGACTTTGTTCACGTATGGGGCATGAGCAAGTGGATGAGTACATATGAAGCAATGGTTAATGAGTTTGCAACAGGTGTACTTGCCACAAATGAAGAGATGGTGGCTCATATGCGTATTGCTAACTGGACTGCTCCTATCTATAACATTAGCGGTTTGGCATTTGGTAAAGAAGAAGTGCAAGGTCGTGTTAGCAATAAAATTAAATCTTTCTCAGAACGAGCACATCGTGTAATCTTTGCCGCAAGGTTTGACCAAGAGAAGCAACCGGACTTCTTTATGGACTTAATTAATGAGTGGCATCGTCAATGGCCTGGCTATCCTGTAGAGTTTGCTGTATTGAGTGGTGGACCGTTACGTAGCAATAATCCTAAATACCTGGAACGTGCTTACAAGATGGCATCTGAGAACAAGTTAAAGATTTATGAGGATTTGCCTAAAAATGAGTACTATCATATTGTTAATGATTCTCGTGTGCTTTTTAACTGTGCTTTACAAGACTGGGTTTCAAATACAGTAAGTGAAGCAGACGCATTAGGCTGTAATGTTTTATATCCTGCTTATCGTAGTTTCCCGGAAACATTTGCAAATGATCATACAAGGTTATATGTTCCTTGGAGCCTAGACGATGCTATTAACAAGCTTCGTATTCAACTAGCAGGTGTTCACGTTAAACAAGGTCAGATCAGTGATTGGAATAATGGTACAATCGATCGCATCTTGGATATCATGGAAGGCAAAGGCGAGCAATGGAATCGCTCAGGTAACAGATATCGTGATCATGTAGCAGGAGCAAAGTACTAATGGAAAAATGGGTAGCTATAACTGGATGTTCTGGTTACATTGGTGGCCAGACAGTTTTACGTTTTAAAGATCTAGGATACAATGTAATTGGCGTTGATTCTGGTGCAAATGGTAGTTGGGTAAGAAAATATGCTGACATTTTTATACCAGGTGATTTTACCAATGCAATTTTTATCAACGCAATCATTAGTAAAAATCCCAGCGCACTGATTCATATTGCTGGTACTAGTTTAGTAGGACCTAGTTTAACTGATCCAGGTCCTTACTTTACAAACAATGTTGGCAATACTGCTAAGATGCTTGGCTTGCTTGCTAAACGCGGTTGGAAAAAAACTGTAGTGTTTTCGTCAAGTGCCGCAGTATATGGAGAACCTATAACCACCAGTGTCGATGAGAACAGTGTTCTAAAACCCATTAGTCCATATGGTAACAGTAAGCTAATGGCCGAACAGGTATTGCGAGATTGTGCTAAGAGTTATGGATTTAAAACAATTGCCTTGCGTTATTTTAATGCATGTGGCGCCGACGCCAAAACAAGACAAGGTCAAGTTAAAAATGCTACGCACCTGATTGCCCGTATTATGGAAACTATTGTACATAAAGGTGTGTTTACACTTAATGGTACAGACTATGATACTCCTGATGGTACATGCATTCGCGATTACCTTCATGTGGAAGATATTGCCAATGCACATTACTTGTCAACATTGCATGCGGAAACAATGAGTAAGGGTACAAGCGTTGAATTTAATTTAGGGTCTGGCAAAGGAACTAGTATTAAAGAAATCATCACAGCAGTTGAAAAAATTACTGGTAGGATGGTGTTAACACACGAAGGTCCTAAACGTCCTGGTGATCCAGCAATGTTAGTTGCTAATGCCAGACGATTTAAAAAAGAAACAAATTGGAGCATTGAAGCAAGCAACATTGAAAATATTGTTCGCACTGCTTGGGCTTGGTACAACTCAGAAGAATATTTAAATAGACAATGATTAATAAGCTAATTAGTGAAATTCCAACTGATACCAGTGGTCGTTGGGTAAATGTTAAAGACATAGACGATTTGATCAAGCGTATTGTTAACGAGTGCGCTAAGTTTACAGATCGTCCAAAAGAATTATACAAACATTTTGGGGTGGAAATTGAAAAGCAATAGACGAGTAGGTTTTACTTGTAGTACCTTTGACTTGCTACATGCTGGCCATGTAGCAATGCTTCAGGAGGCTAAAACACAATGCGATCATCTTATCATTGGTTTACAAAATGACCCCAGTGTAGATAGAGCCAATAAAAACAAACCTGTACAAAGTATCGTAGAAAGACAGATTCAACTCGACGGCAGTAAATACGTTGATGAAATTTGGGTTTACAATACCGAAAAAGACCTTGAGGACCTACTGCTAACACTTCCAATTGACGTTCGCATCTTAGGCGTTGAATATGAAGGCAAAGAATTTACTGGCAGAGAAATATGTCACAAGCGAGGCATAGAACTTTACTTTAACGGTAGAGACCATAGCTTTAGTTCAAGTGGATTAAGACGTAGAGTCTACGAGGCAGAATTAGTAAAGGAACAAAATGAAAATAAATGAATTAACATTAAACGAACAAGCAATAACTCAACAAGAGTTAACACAATTATATGCTAAAGGAACACCAATGAGTTTTATCAAGAATACTCCAGTGGCTTTGGTTCCTTTTACAGGTCTTGAAAAATTGTTTGGCAGTGAAGCAACACAAAAAGTTGCAGGCCTAGCAGGCGCGGTAGATAAAACAAGTTATAGTCAAGCATACCAAGAAAATGGATATGTAGTATTTCAATGGAACAGCAACGAAAATGCCCCTGACATTTATATTGCCAGTCCTGAGTCAGTGTCTAGTAAGTATGAAAAATTTACTGGTCAATTGCCAACAGATGCCAAAGCAAGAAGCAAGGTTCCTTCTTTAGTTGTACTAGACAAACTTGGATTAGATGCCTCTGTTGTGCCTTTCTTTGTTAAGAAAGTTCCTACTGAAATGATCAGTGGAGACAGCGTGGGTCTTGCTGGAAAAGTTATTCAAACTTCTTGGGGCGAACAAACTGTACAACAAGGCGGATACATTGTAAAAGAACCAAATGGTCATATTTACACTGTGGCTCCAGATGCACATGGATTACCCATTGGATATATTGAGGCATAATGAGAAAGCTTACAGTACAAGAGCTTATTGCTCGTGCCAATAGTCGTAAGAATAAAATGTACAATTTTAACTATATACGATTATTAAGGGAAAATTATCCAAACATGCCTATTACAGAATCTACAAAAGCAATTATTAATAAAATTAAACAAGGATTGCTATAAAATGCAAGTAAGAGTAAAAGAAAATGACAAAGACTTTGGCAAGTGCGGATGTGGTCGTAGTCCCACTGGTAAATGTATTGGCTGGCATGGATTAACCGAAGAAGCTTACAAGATTGCTTTAGAAAAATATCAAACTAATCAAGAAGATACTAACGGAGATAATGTATAATGTCAGATATTACAATTTATAGTAAAGAACAATGTCCTTATTGCGACATGGCCAAGAATTGGTTCAAAAGTAAAAACATGACCTACACTGAACACAAGATTGGTACAAATGGTTTTACAAAAGAAAATTTATTAGAAGCTGTACCAACAGCCAGAACGGTTCCTCAAATTATCATTGATGGTAAACTAATTGGCGGTTGGGATGATTTGCGTAAGAGCGAATTCTATGCCAACGCAAACAAAACATAAAACCTTTGTGGCTAAGACTGCGGTCCATATCAATACGTTAAAGGATATTAGACGTTGGTTAATTGATAACTGTAAAAACAGGTGGACCGCAACAGACTACAAAGGTTACGATTTTAATTGGCGAAAGTTAGGTAAGATGAAAGCATACGATGAATCAACATTGGCTTCAGATTTTAAAATCACTATCATAGTTGAATTTAAAAAGGCTGAAGACATGATGCTTTATATGCTAAGTTGGCCAAGCGAAGTGTTGCTAAATGACTAACTATCTGCTACAATAAACAATATGACATCCACGTCATTAACTCGGAGAAAACAAATTGACAGATAAAAATGAAACAGGTCTGGACGCAATGTCAGGTGACGGTGGTTACTCAGAAGGCTACCTAGGCGGATACATCCGTGCCAAGATG